TGATGCGAACTTGTCTTTACCTTGTCCACTTGTGATTGTTGCGTGTGTTGTTCTGCCTGAATCTGTGTATAAGAAATAACTGTTTGATCCACTTATCTTTTCTAAATAAAATAATGTTCCACTTGAAGCGGCTACAGTTCCTGTTAGGTTATTGAATGTATCTGCTACTTGTAATACATCACCTGTGTTCATTGTTTCTTGGTGTCCATCAAAGTGAACTACTGCATCTTGTGATCCTGTTCCATCATCTAACATTGTAAAGAATATATCATTCTGCATTATAAAACCGTTGTCAGTTATTTGTGTTAATTGTGTTAGTCCTGAATCATTGTATAATACAACATTGAAACCATCAATAACTTCCACATATGGTTGTATGGTGTTGAATCCCTTGTCATCTCTGCCTGTTGAATCAGGATCAAAACCAAAAAACTCAATCTGTTCACCATTACCAAATTCGTGTGCGTCTGTGAACTGCACTCTTATTCTTGGCATAAGGTTTGCGTTTAGTTCATGGTGTATACCACCAATTTTCCTACCATTTGGTTGAATATTGAATTCCATTAATGGATATCTTGACAACATATTGAAAGTAGGATGCTTATCATCGCTGTTACTTGCGAAGTAATTCTTATATGCCGCAAATCCTACATTTAATTGATCTCTTGTCCTGCTTAGATCGTTTGTGTAATGTAAATTGTTTGTTTGATGTTGTTTGTAAACATATGTGAGTACATTGTTTACCCTTTGACTGATACCCGCACTATTGTCGTCTTTCCAGTCATTTGAATCTGTTGCGTATCCGTTGGCTCCGTTGTTGGGCCAATTCCATACATCATTTAAATCTGCCATTTATGTTGACTCCTTAACTTGTTATCCCGGCACGACCTCTTTGGTTGAAACCTTGTGTTACCATGCCTATAATTTGTGGTTTATTCTGTATCAAGAACTCAACACCATTCTGCGTATCTATTGCATTGATGTTGAAGTTAACATTGACACTTCCTTCACCTGTATTTAGTTGACTGTTTGGTACTACTTTTCCTGATGAATTTGGTATGAACATTTCAGCTCCTGCCTCTCCAACTAGATATGGTTTATTAGCTGTTACAGGTCCACCATTTCTTCTACCTGGAAGTGTAAATCCACCCATTGGTGCTCCTACTGTTGGAGTACCAAATAAACTGAATAAATTAAAGCCGCCTCCGCCGCCACCTAGTCCGCCAAACAGACCACCTAATGCTTGTTCAATTTGACTTTCTAGTATTTTTTGTAATATATTATCTAGTGTTCTTGTGAATACATTTTCTAATGCACCCAATAGACTTTCACCAGTTCTAACTGCTGTTGCAAGTTCACTGCTTATGCTTTTGCTTATACCTGCAAAGCCTTCTTCAATAATCTCTTGTGTTGTTTTAGCTTTGGCTTGATATATCTCCAATGCTTCCATCTGTTCTTTGATCTTCTGTGTCAAGAACTCTTGTGATACACCTGCTTGTTTAGCCAATACATCAACATTCAATAATGCATCATTTAGTTGTTTTAGTTTTTCTCTTTGATCTGTAAAGTTCTTAACTAGTTCTTCACCAACTGTTAGTGGATCATCTTTTGCATCACCACCTGGTGTTCCGCCTTTACCAATCTGCATCATTGCTTGTGCATATGTGTCAATGTTGATCTTACCAGCTTTCAACATCTTATCAAGTTCAGCTACTGCCATAGCTTCATGATCTATCTTGGTTGCCGCGGCACTTGCACTATTTGTAAGATCTTTCATGAACTTCTCAAAACCTGTTAGTTCTGGTAATACACCTTTTAGTTTATCAAGTTCTTCTTTTGTCTTACCTGTGTTCATTCCAAGTATTTGAACCGCACTTGCATATTGATCTATGCTCATACGCCCTGCTTCAAACTCTTTCTTGACGAATGATACAGCCTGTGCTTTGAATTCTGTTTCTTTTGTAGTTTTCTTTATTTGTTCTTGAAGCTTCTTCATGAACTCATTGAACTCTTGTGCTCTTATGGCCGCATCGCTCATACCAACACCCATATTTTTATTTGATTTATCAAGATCATTACTTGCTTCAGCACTTTTTAGTTTTGCTAATGCTTCATTTCTAGCTTCTTCTGCATTCAGTCTTAGTGTTTTTGCTTGTTCATCAAGTTCAGCTGTAAGTTTACCTACCATTTTACTTGCTGTATCAGCACCAACTTTTGTTTCTTCAAAATATATTGTAGTATCATTGTCTATCTTGGCTATCTCTGATCTTAGTTCTTGCATACGCAACATCATACTATCCATTGCGCCTTGCATACCTCTGTCTATGTTATTACCACTTGCAAATGCAACCTTAGACATCTCTTCGAACTGTTCATTTAACATATCCAGTTCTTCTTGCATTGCTTTTCTTGGCCCGCTCATGTCTGGTGCAGGACCCATTGCCGCATCAAAACCAACGCCTGGTATTTTTGATATTGCTACAATTATTTCTTTCAATATATTTGTAAATGTTGCAAACGCATTTACAAAGTCATCTACAAATTGTGCTACTGCTGTTATAAACTTACTTGTACCTTCAAGGAATGCCGCCGCAATGTCTGTTGCAAACGCTTTCATACCACCAGCTTCTGATATAGTGATATTAATTCTTTCACGCAACATCTCAGATAATTGTTTAATAGTTTCTGATAATGAACCAAAGAACTGACTACGGAAACCAGTACCAAAAGCAAACAAGTCAGACAAACTATCATTTGCTTCTTCTGCCGCTTTTGTTAATTCTTCACTTACTATAAGACCTGCTTCTTCTGCTCTCTTACCAATCAATGCAATCTTGTCAGCACCCATTTCTGCGATGTTGATCAAAGCAACACCTTCTGAGTCAAAACCTTTCATTGCCATTGCTAGTTTTTCAGTACTGTTGGTTGTGCCTGCAAGAGCCAACATAAAGTCTGCAAATACATCTGTACCTGATCTAAACTGTCCGTTTGAGTCTTTCATACTGATGCCCATTTTTTGTAATGGTTTCAATAGTTCACCAGTACCCATTTGAGCTTCACCAAGTCTTCGTAAGAATCTCTGTAGACCCATGTTAAAGGTCTCTGTGCTAATACCTGCCCTGTTTGCTATAACTTGATATCTAGATAAGAACTCTGTGGTAACACCAAGTTTCCTTGCTGTCTTACCCAATGAGTCTAAATTATTGAGAGTGCCTTTGGCCATAAATGCAAAAGCACCTGCCGCCGCTGTGGCCGCAAGTGTGGCGTTCCTTAATCCTCTAGTTAAACTACCTAATCCCTTTAGTCCAACACTACCTATTGACTTGAAAGTACTGTTCATCTTCTTGACAGTAGCATTTACTTTCATTGCCCTTTTGTTGGTACCTGACAATGCTTTGTTTACATCATTGATAGGTTTACTAGTTTTATCAACTACTTCAACTATTAGTTCGTATGTACTAGCCATTTGTTATAGCCTCCCTCTCTTCGGTTTACTTCGAGCTTTTTTAGTTTCTTTGTTTACCCAAGTAAAGTAATCAACCCAACCCTTTAGCTCGAATGTTGAAAAGTTCATAACCTCTTCAACGCTTTTTCCAAGATCCAATGCTAATTTATAAAGAAATCGAATGTCAGGGAGGTCATTTAGTTTCCCGCCTTGTCATCCTTGTCTTTAATATCGTTATTCATGCTTGTTACAATTCTAAGTATAACAGCTGGATCTGTTGCTCTCATCAGCTTGTGTTTATCACCCATATCAAACAATGGATTACCATCTGCATCAAGAGCCTTGATAATCAATTGTACAACCAATCCTTCTGTTGTCTTACCCTGTTGTGTGAGTTCGATAACAGCCGCTTCTTGCGCCATTGTTGTTGTACTTTTGTAATAAATCTCTGCGTCCCATTCAGGAACTTTGATCGGACCTAATAAGCCACCTGCGATAATAGTTTCGAAGTGTGCTACTGCGTTATCAATCAATCTTTTTCTTTGTGGTTTTGTCATTTTTTTCTTCTCCGTCATATTAGTTTATTTTGCGTGTTCTACTCAATACTTTTTCGAACACTGGTGCAACTATACCATCTTTTGCTATAGGTCTACTTGGACCTTTGTGAGGGTTAAGATTTGCTACCATAGATCCAGCCTTAGGTCCAAACTTTGAACCATAACTTCCTGCATCCAATATAGCTATGTATGTTGCTGTATTTTCGAACATCTTCTTAGATACTCCTAACTTGTATTGTCCTAGCTTACGCCATTGTGCTTTGGCAAAGCCTGTCTTTACAGGCGTATTCGCCTTTATTCCTTTATTTATCTCATCAAGGTCACTGTTAACAGTACGCTCCAGTTTGCGTTCAATATCTTTAATAATATCTCTCGGTCTACTAGAGCGTACCATAATATTTTAACCTTACGATGTAACGCCGTATGTCAAGTCACCTGTTCCTTCAAAAGTAATTGAATATTCAGTTACTCCATCAAAACTTTGGCTTCTTGTTATATCAGATACGATTGCCGAACCTGAATATATTGCATTACCTGCAACTGACGCTGTATTTGGATAAAGTTCAAAAGTGATCTTGTCTCCTGCTTGTACAACGGGTGCAGATGGTGATGCATCGTGTCCAATTGATGGATCATCTTTGTCCCAATAACCTTCAACTGTTCCGTTGAAGCCTTTGAAAGTAGCGATGATTTCTCTTGAAGCGTCTCCCATTGATGTAGTATCTACTGTTTCACTTGTCTCAGAAATTGAGAAAGATGTAACATGAAGCATCGTGTGAGTTGCATCAAGTGTTGTTCCATGGTCACTTAATCTAACTACGCCGTTTAGGCCTAATGTTTCTGCCATTTGTATTCTCCTAAATTAGCATTGGACTATTCTAATGAATAGCTTTTGTTAAACATCACTTCTTGGATAGTAATATTCAACGGTGTAAACAATTGCCGCTTGTCCATAAGGTGCTGTCTCGCCTATCTCTCTGATTGTAATGTCTCTTGACGCACTATTAAGAGCATTACCACCCATAGTTACATCTGTAGCTAATTTCTCTTCGATCTTTTCAAGAATAGTATTCCTGTCTTGATCTCTGTTGTTGCTATAGACTATGATATTGATGATAACATCCATAGTAGCTTTTCGTCTTATTTCATTACCGAAACTAAAGTCTTCTCGTGTCTCATTGGCCGCTTCTACCAAACAATGTGGAAAGCTAGTGGCCGCTAGTTCACTTACTACTTTAGGTTCTCTGGTCACAGTTTTGATTTCTGATATCGCACCTAATTGACTAACGATATGTGCTGTAATGTTTTCTCGCTTACTCGCCATTACCTGTATATCCTATCAGCTCTCTGTCTGTAGACTTCACCTCTACTAATTGATCCATCATTGTTACCATCATACTCAACACCTTGTGCGATCTCTGCTTTGATCTCTTCAAGGTATCTCTGTCTGTAGTAATCAATCATTTCTCTAAAAGTGTCGCCACCTACAGTGAACGGTGATAACAGAGGCAGGATATGAGCATACAATGCTCTGAATACAGTAGATCTAGTCCACTGACTTTCAGTCAATAGTGAAGCATCAAACTGTGCACCAATAGCCCTACCAAGTTGGTTGTAGCCTTGGCTAAAGTTTTCATTATACCAATTTATCTCAATGTATCTTTTCACATCAGTCTCAGCCGCCGCTAACTGCGTTGAGAAATCTGTTACTCCATGACTTGTTATAGTTGGTACATACTGTAGCAAATCACTATTTGTTGCAAATGCCATATCCTGTTCTCCTTATATACTGTTATTACAGACCAGCGTCCGATGCGATCTTCACGATCTTGTTTTGATCTAGGATTTCTGCGCCAAATGCCGCTGAAGCCACTACTTCAAAACCTCTGATTGACTCGTCTCTTTGAGTTGCGATACGAAGATCTCTCTTCATTACCATACCAATTGCACCTTTGTGGAATACAGCGTTTGTGCATGATGGAGTACCATCTACATCAATTGATGCTGATTCATAAATGTCCACACCAGCTACTCTACCTAGGAAATAGTTTCTAGCCGCAGTATTAACCAAGTCGTTTGAGCTTGGGTTAGTTCCTGAGTTTAGAAGTGTTTTCTTAAGGTTGAATGCCGCTAATGGGTTTACAACTGCTACTACTTCGTCCATAGGGACTGAGTTATTTCTTAATGTAGCCGCCGCTTTTAGGATTTGTTCAATTGTTAATTCAGTTGTTGATCCACCAACATCTGTTGATGCTGAAGCGAATAAGTCAACGATAACTTCATCCATAGCTTGTGCTACTGCGTCACCTAATACTTTACCAGTGTCTTGTGCTACTGATAATGGTGATGATTCTACAACGATATCTTGGATAGTTGCCATTGCGCCAAATTCTGCCGCTGTGATGTCAACTGCTGTTGCCGCGATATCTGTGTTTGATAGGTCAGCACCAGCTGATAAAGCTGATAACGCACCTACTTTTGGATACACAGGTACAGAAGCTGTTAAGCCTGGTGTGCCTTGCATATCATATACAGTTACTAAATTTTTTAGTAATGCATTTTCATTTAAAGTGAACTGAGCCGCTTGTGTTATATTTTCAAATAATTGACCGGCTGAGTTACCTGTATCTAGTTCGTTTGCCATTTTTATGTTCCTTTATAAAATGACTCCTAGTACTATTTTGACATACTAGAAGTAAACTTTCTCGTCTGTCCAACTGCGAACTTCTCTTTGTAAATTTTACGATGTTCAGGGTTAGTCATGTCGAGATCTGATAATTTAACATCTCTTGATGTTGTATGTGTTGCATTGCCTGTGCTACCACTTCCTGCTGGTTGTGAAGCTCTAAGGTATGCGTTCGCGTTGATAAATTCAGCCACAGCCTCTTCCACAGTTGTTGGTTCTGCTGTACTTGTATTATAACGCTGGTTGCCCTTTTCATCCAACACTTCAACTTGTCCTTGATCATTTAGTCTAACACTATTTTTCAATAGGTTTGCCACATGATCTGGATTCACAGCTTTATGCTTACTAGCCGCACTCAATAATGCGCCATCAATGTGAACTGTTTCCAGTTTCTTTTGCATCTCGGCCATCTTGGCATCGCTTTCAGCTTTTTGCTTTTGAAGTAATTGTTCAAATTGCTCTTTTTTAATCATTTGTTTCTCTTTGGCCTGCTCTGCCTGAGCTTTCAATGATTTGTACTCTTCAATATCAACGCCTTCGTATTTTCTTTCAGCCTGTTTCAGTCTGTTTGCGATTATACGATCAACATCTTCTTGTTTGAAAAGTTTCTCAGCCTGGTTTACTTGTTCTTCCTGAATTTGCTTTGTTTCTGTTGCTCCAGTAGCCTCAGCTTCAGTGTTCTCTATGATTTTTGTTTCTTCGTTCATATTACGATATCTCCCTTGCAAGGATAAAACTGATTTGGGGGTTATAGTTAACCATCAGTATACTGTTATTTATTCTTGGTTATCCTGTTCTGGATCACCATTTTCTTCGACCTTGGAATCAAAGAATGATTGCATCTCAGGATGTATCTCAATGATCTGTTCATCACTGTATCCTTGATCAATCATCTTACGCATATGCATCACCATGTCTTCTACGCTTTCCATAGGTGGATGAGGCATATCTAAATCTAGTTCCATTTTTGGTGCCATACTATCAAGAATCTCTTGTAGATCACTTTCGTCAGTGATCATAAGCCTTGCTATTTCTTGATTCATATAACTTTGAAACTTTTCATTGGGAACTGTCTTGACTGCTTTATCAAACAGAGCCAATTCCTGATGTTTGTCTCTTAGGTCAAATTTCTTTTCATATGAGATGTAGAAGTCTGCATCTGGCGTTATACCTTGCCAGTCAAACCACATCTTCCAAATTTTCTTTTCTGCACTTTCTAACACACCAGCAGTATCTGCTAACTTTGCATTCAACATTTCTTTTTCAACTTGCAATGATACACCTGACTGAGCACCCTTCTTGGCTTTGATAGCTGTAAGGTGAGTCAAGTCATCAATTGCATCTACTTTTTGTTCAATGCTTTTTAGTATTCCATCAACACTTGCACCTGTTGGTTGCAATAGATATGGAGTATTTGTAGTAGTTTCAGGTATTGTAATAATTGCACCTGCACCACCATTAATCTCAGCCGCTGGTTCCGCCACTATGCTTGGGGCACTACTTATTCTAATAGTTTGGTACAGTTCGGATGTCAAGTTGTATATTTCTCTTTGCAGATCACATACATCACCAACGGCACTTGTACCAATGCCCTTGTGGAAACTTTTATCAGTTTGCACATGAATAAAAGGCACATAACCCAATGGGTTAGGATATTCATTGTA